ATAATTGTCTACAAAATTGTGTTGTGATAATATTTGAAACTTATACCCGTTTTTAACGCACCACAGATAAGCCGCTGCGAATTTCGCTTTCGTTTTCCTGTCAGTTGTGTGTTCCAACGGCTTAATTTCAGTTAATGTTTTATTTTTATGATTAACAAAATCCACTATATAAATATGAGTAGAATTTTTGTATTCGTATTCTATACGTATATTCTCATAAATGTCGTTAGGATTCAACGATTGATATATAGCTTCCCAAGAAGAACGATATGCTTTCATTTTAAATGAGCAATCCCAGTGAGTTCTACTATTGTGAACATGGGGAGTCCACTTTCCTGTCTTAATTCGTTCCTTTATTAATTTTGATTTTTTTATCTTTTCTTCATCGGACATCACTGTTCCGTACATTGGATTACCCGAACCCACTCTTTCCTCTGATATTTTCTTTAATCTATTATCTGTTTCTTTCGTTAAACCTTTATTCCATGGGGGTGAACGATTAATGGACTTATAATCGACTGTTTGTTGAATGTTTCTCATGTGTTGCTGTCTTTGTTCTTTTTGTTCTTGATTCAATTCTTCCCAATATTGTTTGTTTTTTACACTTGCATTGCTGGCTTTAATTTTGGCGACTAAACTATTTTGTTCAATCTCACCCTCCAATTCATAAAGTGCATCGATATGGTTGATTAATAATTTACTATTCAAACGAGTTCTGAATGTTCTAACTGAAGTTCCTTCCAAAGTTGTTTGATTACTTAATCTCACTTTTCCGGATTTCCAGTATAAGATTCGTAATGTTTGCTGATGCTGCTGAAGTATTAAGTTATACTTCTCCTTCATTTGGGTTGCTGGCATAGTTTTCTACCTCCTTGTAGTCCACATCCCCTTGTTTATGACTTTCTAACACACAGACAATACTTCATCCATCGAGGTTAATTCATCAGCTCGCTTGAACCCAATTGTTGTTAAAATAGGATGGTTTCCTGTAACTTTTATAGTAGTTCCTTCGTCAAACTCCAATTCATACATTGTCTCCCCTTTCGATTTAATCATATTATCGAATACTTTATTGACTGTATCCACCTCAAGTTCTTTTGTTTGTTGATTATATGATTGAATTTTATCTCCAATCTTAATATTACAGATCCATTTATAATCACCGTTAGCCATTAAAATTGGAGTGTCAGGTGAAAAACACTCATCCACAATAACGACTTGAAATTCTTGAATAAGTGTTGGTACGTTTTTTAAGGATTGCCAGGTAGACACTACATGTTGGTGATTCAAATCTTTTATTTCACCATAATATTGTCCAACATCCAAACCAAAGAATTTGTAATCGTTTGTGGTTTGTTTGTTTAAATATTTGTCTGGTACTATTATAATGGAACGATAATTGTTTGATTGTTCATACAATAACGCGATTGCTGCTGTCATGTTAGTTTTACCCGACCCTGTCGCAGCCAAGCCAATTCCACCACCATTAGAAGTTAGTTTATTAACCATGTCTATTTGATATGGGCGGATTTCCCAAGGTTCATCATCATCATTCAGAATATGGCTAAAAAAATCTTTATCTAATTGTTTTGGAGAAGCTATTAAATCGGGACGGTTATCTTCAACGGCAACTTTATATCCCCACCGAACCAAATGAGGAATAATCCGATCAAGTAAATTAACAAACGTTTTTCCACTATTGTGAAAATATCTGATTTTTCCTGACCACTGACCCAACTGATATTTGGGTTGAAACATATAATTGGTAGCATAAACACCCAGTTCTTCGTACAGAAATGATGTATGATCGGGGTGGAGTCCAGTTACAGAACAATTTACGAAATCGAATATGTGGATTGTTGCGGTACGTTGCATATTGTTATACTTATAAAACATTGTGCACACATATCGTGTGCTTATTGGTAATATCGTTTATGCAAATATTCACATATTATAACAGAAAAGCAAGTAAATATCAACTATTTGGGGTCACCGAATTACAACATAAAATCGTTAACTTCAGCTACTTTACTCTTTGTTATATTATTGAGGGCGTATCCAACAGCTTCAAGTGCTTTTACGGCATCTCCAAATTGTTCATGTATTTCTCGTACTTCAAGTAAAAGTTCATTCATGTTTAGATATGCTGGTTCGTTATCGATATATTTGTCTTTAGCTCTATCAGATAAATTGATTTGGTGGTTTTCGGTATATGAACGGAATAGTTTACCACGGACACGGTCAACTTCCGCATTCATATAATCCACTAAAATTTTTAACTCTGTTTTACGTGAGGCTGCATAAAATAACCAAGATGGATAATCTCTATTGGTGTCCCCTAATGTGCGGCCCTTTATAACCACCTGTTGTTTGATACTTTCCAAATCATCCTTAAACGCATTCAACACGTCAGGTAATTTGGATAAGTCCTTTACCTGTTCGATTAAACTCATTTGTTGGTTTTTTCGTATAGTGATAGTTTAAGTCGCTGTTCCTCGGTTAATTCTTCCAAATTAAAATCTTACGAAGAGGTTACGCCCGGTTTGGTTTTACTATCATCACTTGTCAGTGGGTGTTTCATCTGATCCATTTGATCAGGAAAGCTTGTTATATAATCATCAAGCTCATTCTCTCCGGAACCAAACGTGGAGTAGAATTTCATCTCATCTTCAAGATATTTTTTAAGTTCTTCCTCGGATCCTCGTTCTATAATGTCCAGAGGAATCCCAATACGAAAATAACTTTGAAGAAGCTCCACAACATCATCAGTAACTTCAACTACTCGGCCTTCTGGTAATACTACCTGGTCACCCAAGTTGTAGTGAATATATCCAATCAACACCACAAGTTTATCGAACAATACAACATCACCCCAAGTTATATTTTCAGGATCGATATTGTGTTGTTGAAAAAAGTCTGAAAACATTTCCAATTGAGGTTTAAGTGCTCTCAAAATATTGTCAGTATATTTTTCAATTATATCATCCCGATCATCAAATAACTGTTTTAAATTTTCCATCATTTATTCCAAATATTATCCTGCACTTCCATCAGTATTTCACCAGCCAATTTTAAATTAGGAGTTTTAGGAAGTGAGGTCTTTTTGTACCAAACATCACGAACTTCATTATCCATTTTTTCAGCATATTTGACAACTTCTTCGTATGTCCAAGCACCATTTCGAATATCCAACAATTCCTGCGCATCAGGGCGTTTCACTAAAATCTCCCCATCACGAAGAGCTTCGATACCCATTCTCAATAGACGAACTAAATGCATTGCGTGTTTAGAATCATATCCGAACTGTTCTTCCAAAGCACCCCGAGCCTTATTGCGGTTTGTTTTCCAATTCCAATATTGCTCGTGTATTTCCTTTGAGCGTCGATATTCTTCCTTGTTGTATTTTATAATTGCAATAGGAAAATCATAATCAGAGCGTTCTCCCTCAAATAGTGCGTTCAGACTACCAGCATCTGCCCATAATTGTTTTCCGGGTTCAGGATAAACTCCAAATATGTCTCCACCATATGGAATTAATCGGTGATCATTTCTAAGTTGTGCAACATCACAATGCAGATCTTGGTATTTACCAAACCACTGAACCACTGTTATATGATCTTTTGGTTGGGGTGATTCTTTGGGTTGTGGGTTTGAGATCCATTTATTGTGACCCCTAATTCGTTTTAATTGCGAAATGGCATAGCCACTAGTAGTAAACGCAATTTTGGACGATAACATATCCGTACGATACTTACGAAGAATTTCATATGCTGGTGAAGCATGAACAATATCAGAATGATCAACCCATAACAATTCCACGATGTTTGGATTGCACTTCAGGTATAAGTTCAAAAAGTGAGTTAATTCGAAATATTTAGTATCTTCTTCTGTTGTATCATCAACTTCACGCACCGGAAAAAACGGTGTTCGGATATTAATCTCATCAGCACAAAATATACCCCTGAAATCAACATCGGATGTTGGTACATTGGTTCCATAAGAATGACTACCAGCATAACATTTTAATAGTAGGTGATCATCATTTAAAAATTGTGTTGCATCCATTTACGTCACCCCTATTACTATTGCATCCTTGTATATTACAAAATTTTCTTGGTTTATTATTCGTTCGATGAACTCATGAAAATTTTCGGAGATGTCTCCAGGAGTACCAACACAAGATACGATAAACCGTTCTATAGAGGTTGATGTCTGCCATTGGCGAAAATATGTGTCTGGTTTGAAAAACGGGAATCTGGACCGTTCATCAGTAACATAAACCTCCTTAAATCTGCCCGGATGTGGTAGAGGGTCATCAAAACAGTCACGATATATTTTGATGCTGGACATATCATCTTCCAACAGAACCTGTTCCCAAAACGTCACAAATTCATGTGTTTTTAACTCTATCCGACCAACGAATTGTTGTTGATTTATCATCCGGTCGATTTTGTTTTTCGTGTGTTCTATGATTTTCATATGTATAATTATACAGTATACAGTTATTATCGACAACAAAAAAGGCTGGAGTTCTCCAGCCTTTTATCAGGTCTTATAATCTATAACAGATTAGGTTTCTGGGGTGATGGATTCCTGGGCCTTTTTCATGCGTTTAGACTTTGCAGATCCAGTATCAGTGAGATCAATTTCTTCAGATTCCATATTTGCCTGTAAGCGAACATCAGTATGTTTACTACACCGACTCAACACTAACTCAGCTTGCTCTTCACTAAAATTCTTAGCAAACCAGGATGTGTCTTCACCCTTAATGACATAACGAGGACCTTTTTTGATAATCTCGCCCATTTGAACCGCTACCTCAAGCAATCCATTGTATGGATCTATTCCGGTTTCATACGGGACTTCAATTACAACATGCTGATGGGGCTGGGAGAAGCGTGTTTTGAATGATTCACATTTCATTCTGATGCCAATAACATCTGAATCTTCTTTCAGTTTCAATTTAGTCAACAAAACAATTTGTGACAAACTATATCTCACAGCATCACTAACAATCCAAACACCTTCACCATTGGTGACATCTTGGTTGCGGTATACCTGGGACGTGATGATCATTGCAATATTGTGGAATTTAATCGCTTGAACAAATTCACGTAACATTGCTTTTAATTGTTTGTTGCGTTGTCCTTGATCACCTTTCGATGCTCCTTTTTGATAGTGACTAACCTCCGTTTCCGTCATCAACATATCCAAACTATCAATAACAAAAAGCAGTTCAGGAGCATCTGGGTTTCTGTCACCATATTGTTTACGATACCCTTCTGTAAACCTGCTGACAATCTTTTTGCATTCCGGAATGGTACTAACTGAATAATACATGTAATTATCAGAATCGGTATCAACACCTATTTTCTGAACAAATTCATTATCCAGCGCGTTTTCAGAATCCAATACAACTATCAACGCACCCTTTTTTTGTGCTTCACGCATGGCATTGCACGCATTGAAGCTTTTTCCAGAACCTGATGGGCCGGTAAAACTGGTGATACGTCCTTGGGGGATTCCACGATCAAATCTCCCAGAAATTATTCGATTGAGAACGTAGTTACCAGTTGAATACCAGTATCGTGGGGGCTCAGAAGCCCCCAGTTCGAAACCGTCCTTACCCAGGTCAGTTACTACACCTTTAAGGAAGTCCACTTACTTACTCCGATGCTCGGCGAGAACGGATCTTTGCAAGGATAGCGTCTGCTTCATCCTCAAACTCACCACTATCCGCAGCACCAGCATCTGGTTCTGGAGTGCTTGAAGCAGCAGGAACAGATTCTGTTGAAACGACTGGGTCACTATCCATCTTCGTTGAAACGACTGGGTCACCATCCATCTTCGTTGAAACAGATGGAGTAGATGCTGATTCATCCTGATATGCGGTTCCTGACAAAGATGCCGTCAACATAGCTTCCACCTTTTCCAAACTTGGGTGTTGTGGTATTGTAGATGACAAATCAACCATGCCTTCTTCAGCAGCAGTAATTTCAGCCTCTGTGAGTGAACGAGATTTCCGAGCGAAACGGGAACCTACCGTATATGTCGGATAATCACCTTGTTTGGTTTTCTTGATGATGAAATCACACCCACCTTCATAATCAAATGGAATTTCATCAAGTTCGCCGCTTTCCAGAGCTTCTTTAACAACGTTAAACAGTTGGTAACTAAGTGAAATGAAACGAACTTTACCTTCGTGAGTTTCGCTTGTATCTTTATCTGGAACCAGGGGATCTTCTACCACGAGAACCTGAGCAACGTGCTGCTTTTTACGCCAGTATTTTTTACCATTAACGTTGTCGTTATCATTGTAGTACGCTTGCGATACGTTACAAATTGGACAATCTTCTTCATAGTTTTTCAAGCAAGGAATTGTTTTTTCTTCCCCGTTGATCGATAATTTGTGAGTGAATTTCGTAACGAGAAACCCCATCGGATTTTCAGGATTTTTATCCGGGAGGAAACGAATGGTGGCTTGTTCACCTATATCC